CGGTCGGCGGCGACGGTGTGGCACTTTGCTCCACGGCGCATCCTATCGATGGTTCAACGGTCGCAAACACCCCAACGACGCAGGCCGACCTCAACGAAGCCACGCTGCTGAATGCGATGATCGCAATCCGCACGAACTTCCGCGATCAGGCCGGTCTGAAGGTGTTCGCCCGTGGCCGCAAGCTCATCATTCCTCCGCAGTTGGAGCCAGTTGCAATCCGTCTTCTGAAGACTGAATTGCGCCCAGGCACTGCAGATAATGACGTCAATGCNATCATGACGACTGCCGGTGGCCTTCCAGAAGGCTATATGGTCAACGACTTCTTGACGTCGCCATATGCTTGGTTCTTGCTCACCAACATCGACGGCCTTGCCTATATGGAACGTGTGAAGTTCGAAACCGATATGCAAGTNGATTTCGTGACTGATAACCTGCTCGTAAAGGGCTATGAGCGTTATTCGTTCGGCTATTACAACTGGCGTTCGATTTACGGTTCGTTCCCAACCTCGTAAGGAGAGCGTACTATGGCTATTGACGCATTTACCGGTCCAATCATTACTTTTGGCCAAAGCGCCTTAGGTTCTGATTATAATCCAGACATCGGTGGCTCGTCCCTGTTTTCTTCAGGGGCGGGTATCCTCGATCCTCGTTCGACCTATACTTATCTTCCCGGCGAAGCTCAGTCTGCGTTGGATTTTGGTTGGCTTGGGTTTGACAACATCACGACCCTGAGTGCGGTGCCATATTCGGCGGCAGCGGCGGCAATTGTCGCCTCTGCCAACCCGACTGGTGCAACTCTCACTCTGGTTAACACGTCCTCGTCCACGACTGGCGTTTATTATTCCACGAATTTTGTTCGTGCGGATACTGGCGCAACTGACACGGTTTTGGCGCTCGATGCTTATGCATCGGTCACTGGATCCGTTACGAATGGTGTTCTGACAGTCACGACCTCCACTAACCAGATGCCAATTGGCCCCGGTATGGTGATTTTGACTGCAGCTGGCACAGTTTCACAGGGCACTGTGGCTGGTAGCCAGATTATCTCGCAACTTACGACGACCGGCACTTATTCGACGGTTTCGCAGGGGCAGACAGGCACCTATCAGCTTAACAACAATCTGACGGTTACTTCTGGTACGATTACTTTGGCTTACCAGACGCCATCTCAGTGCGCTGTTCCAAACAATGCTCAGACGCCAAGCATGGCCAACTGGAGTCCAATGGCTCTTCTTGGTCGCGCAGTCAGCGTTACGGCAGCTGCTTCGGCAACCTACGCAACCGCGACGGTTAACGGCTATGATATCTATGGATATCCAATGTCGGAAGCTCTTACGATCTCGGCAGGTTCTGTTGTTACCGGCAAGAAGGCGTTCAAGTACATCAAGTCTGTGGTGCTTTCGGGCGGCACGGCTGATACGACCCACGCTTATTCGGTCGGCACGGCTGACGTGTTTGGTCTTCCACTTCGTTCGGATACGTTCGGCGATATCATTGTCAATTCGGCCAGCTCGCTGGTTGCTTCGACCCTGATCACCGCTGCAACGAATTATCTTCCTGCTGATCGCACCACTCCAACTGCGACCACTGGTGACGTTCGTGGAACCTTCGCTGCTACGTCCAGCAGCGGGGCAAATAAGCTGACCATTCGTCAGTCTCCGCAGGCCTACATGGCTCCGTATACCACGGGTCTGTTCGGTCTTACTCAGTATGTAACGCCTAACACTTTTTAAGGAGTGAGCCATGAAGGGTCACAAAGGTCACCATCACGGTCATGTTGAACATGGCGTGCATCACAAGCACCCACGCGCTGAACATAAGAAGGGCGGCAAGGTCGAAGGTCACTTCGATCATGATGAAGCTCCTTCGGATGTTTACGAAGGTGCCAATTCGCATGTTGTCAAGGAAGCCAAAGAGCGCAAGCACGGCGGCAAGGCCAAGCACAAGCATCATGTCGGTCATCACGAAGGTCACATGGGTCATCACCGTGCTGACCGCGCCCCACGCAAGTCGGGTGGTCGTGCAGGTTCGAACATGAACCCGCTTTCTTCTGCTCATCACGGGACGGAGCCTAAGGGCCACCACTCGTATGAGCCTGAAGAGCGCTAAAAAGCTGAGGGGAGCTTCGGCTCCCCTTTTCTTCATTGGAGACTGTGATGACAGCAGCATGGACACGTTCTGAAGGTAAATCCCCATCTGGTGGCCTCAACGAGCGTGGCAGGGCTTCTGCCCGTGCCGAAGGTCATAATTTGAAGGCTCCGAGCAAGGATGCGGACAATCCGCGTCATCAATCATTTTGCGAACGCATGACGGGGATGAAGCGTAAGCTGACCGGTGCTGCCGCTGCTGCTGATCCCGATAGCCGGATCAATAAATCACTCAGGAAATGGGACTGCTAATCATGACCACCTTTACATCAACGGGCGCTGTTAACCAGTCCATCACTCGCGTTGGCGCGTATGAGCCGTTTGAGCTTCAAGTTTCTCGCGGTCAGATCAGCCTTCATTCGACCGTAAGCATTTTTGGTTATCAGGCCGCGATCCCGACGAGTGGTTTTATCCCAGTTTGGGAAAACGCGACGACATATACCTATCCAGCATCTGCAATCACCATGACGCTTCTCAGCTCATCGGCATCGGACGCTGGTGTCTCGGTATTGATCAATGGTCTTGATGCCAATTACAATCAGATCTCGGAAACGATTGCCTTCACAGCTGGTAACTATACGGGCGTGAACACGACCAACAGCTATTTCCGCATCAATAGCATGACGGTCACGGCGGTTCCTTCTGCCGGTTCATCCAACGTTGGGACGATCAAGCTTCAGGATACGGGTAAAACGATCACTTACGCCCAGATCAATCCAAGCATTGGCCGTACGCAGTCCGCCATTTATACGGTTCCAGCGGGTTATTCGTTCTATTTGAAGCGTTCCCAAGGCTGGACGAACATGGTTTACACTTCTGGTTCGTATGGCACTTACCGCACTTGGACGGTCAATTCGGCTGGCGTGAATGCCTTGGTCACTCAGCGTCCATTCGTTGCCAACTTCATCAGTGAGCGTTGGTATCCGAATGCCTACGGCCAGAAAACGGATATCCAATGGCAGATGTCGGCAACGGGTACTGCATACGCTGCTGGTTTTGCTGCTGAAGGCGTTCTGGTTGCAAATGACGGAACTCTCTAATGGCCACGAGCGGCACTTACGCCTTTAATCCGTCACTTGGCGAGCTGGTGCTGTATGCATACAACTTGTGCGATATCAGAAACACGTCGATTGCACAGGAACACATGCAATCGGCGCGTATGGCGTCGAACCTGTTGTTGGCCAACTGGGCTAATCGTGGCGTAAATCTTTGGGCCGTGGATCTGGAAACAGTCCCCTTTGATCAGTCACCGACGATTTTGACGGTCACGGGTAACGGAACGATCACGACGCTTACCTATGCCACGCCTAACACACCTGTCTATACAGTCGGCCTGCAGATCACCGTGGCTGGCACGGGCGTTGTCGATGGTGTGCAGACTGTCACGGCATCTGGAAACGGCTCTGTGTCCTTCGCTGCGTCATATAGCGGATCGACCACGGGCGGCACGATCTCATCGCAGACCCCCGCCGGGACATATTCGGTGGATCCAAATACGGTTGTCTTGCTTGATGCGTATGTGACCACAACGCAATCGACATCGCAGCCCATCGACCGAATTATTTTGCCGGTGTCACGCACCGAGTATGCATCCTATCCAAACAAAGAGCAGACCGGATTCCCGACCGTATTCTGGTATGACCGCCTGATCTCCCCGCAAGTCACTTTGTGGCCCGTTCCAGACGGCACATCGTCGCAATACCTCAAATATTATCGGGTCCGTCAGATCCAAGACGCAAACTTAACCGGCGGTCAGACGGTCGAGATTCCATATCTTTGGCTTGAAGCCTTTGCATATAATCTTGCGATGCGGCTGGCAGTTATCTGGAATGCTGCCAAGGTGGAATTGCTAAAACCATTGGCCGATGAAGCTTACATGATTGCTGCCGAGCAGAACGTGGAAACGGCTCAGCAATACATTTCGCCACAGATTAGCGGGTACTTCAGGTGAGGGCGACAGGTCGTGCATCCGTATCGTCTAGAAATCCTCGCGCTTTCGGCATATGTGACCGTTGCGGGTTTCTGTACAATCACGACCGGCTTCAGTGGCAGTTTGACTATGCAGGTGCTGGCCTTATCAACAAGCGCATTCTGGTATGCCGTCCGTGCTTGGACACCCCTCAAAACCAATTAAGGGCCATTGTCCTTCCTGCGGATCCTACGCCGATTCAGAACCCTCGTGTGCAGGATTACGCCGGCGCTGAGACGGATAATATCACCGTCAATGCACCCACCGTCATCGATCCTTTGACGGGCATTCCTGTGCCTTCCACGCTCAATATCGTGGCTCAGGATGGAACAAGCATAACAACGCAGGTTTTGGGTCGCCCCAGAGGGCTAGATCAAAATGCTGTGATGCCATTGTTCGGCACGGAATCGTATCGTGTTGTGCTATATCCATTGTCGATCAATTATTTTCCTCCACCCATTCCCACTGCTACAAGCACTGTAACGGTGACGTTTTCATCGCCGCATGGCTTGAATACGGGTGATCAAATTGCCGTTCAAGGATTAACAAACAATCTTGCGGATGGCGCTTATAGCATCACCGTTACGACGGCCACAGCCTTCACCTATCAGGTAAACAATGTTATACCTATTGGGAACCTGCTCCAAGGCACGACCCTGATGGTTACCGCTCTGGTTGGTCTGCCGTATAATTACAATCAAATACCGATTACTGGGGTCTGAGAATGGCGAACATTACCTTAACCAATCTGCCCACGGTAACCGGTTTGAATGGAACTGAACCACTTCTTGGTGTTCAATCCAGCACGTCCGTACAGATTACGACCGGTCAAATCGTTGCTCTTGCAAAAGGAGTAAGTACCCTTCCGTTTTCTGTTTCCGTTGGCGGTACGGGTGATACGACGCTGACCCAATATGGATTGATGTACGGCAACGGGACAAATCCTGTCGGAACCGTCGCGCAACCAGCAGGGAACAATTACGTTCTTGTTGCTTCGCCGGGGTCTGCTCCCTCGTGGCAACCAACGATCCCAGTGACTGCCGGTGTCGATAGCGTCGCCTTTGG